ATGCTCATTTCTTATTTAAAAGGCGATCCGATGGGGTCCCCTCAGTCAATTTTTCACACGATGCGGGCTAGTGCGGCCTGCCGAATCCGGAAGGATAAGCAGACCAAGGATGGCTTGGCCGCAGTCTATCTGCAGATCCGGATCAACGGAGTCAATACCCATCTTCCGCTGGAAATCTCCTGGCCTGTGCTGTACTTCGATAATAAGCAGGGGGAATTCCTGCCTAGATCTAAATCGGATCAGCTGTCCAGCGATCATACACTCTATGCCCGGCAGCAGCTGGCCAAGTCCAACGAGATCTTTGTGCAGTACCGGCTCCGGGGCGTGGAGCTGACGGTGGAGCTCTTCCACCGGGAGTTTGTGCGGTTTGGGCTTCGGGACAACTTCCTAGCCTGGGCAGCTCAGCACAACGAAGACCGCTACGCAGCGGCTGCAATCGAGAATCAGACGTATCGGAATATCAAATCCCAACTTAAGAAAGTGAGCAGCTGGAAATCGGAAATATTATTCTCCGAACTGTCCAAGGAGCTGCTGGCCAACCTGCAGGTTTGGCTGATGAAAAAACAGCGGATGAGCGCCTATGGAGCTTGGGCAATTCTCAAGACGATGAAATCAGAAGCCGTCAGTGCGGCAGCTGCCGGTATGTCGCTTAATCTGGAAAGTGTGCAGCGCTACCGGCTGCCGGCTACGCAGGGACGAGTAATCTATCTGACTGAAGTGGAGCTAAAACGGCTATGGCATTATTACCGAAGCGAGGATCTTGCAGCAAATCACAGGCTGGTATTGCGGGCTTTTCTATTTGCGACTCTGACAGGCTTGCGCTTCTCGGATATCGAGCGGGTGAGCTGGAAGGAGATTCTGGGGGAGCACCTGATCTTTGTGCCGCACAAGACGCGCAACCTGTCCAAGCGGCTTTCGCTGCTGGTGCCGGAGGATGCCTGGACGCTGATCGAAACGGATCAAGGAAGGCTATTCCATACGGCCACGCAGCAAAATCACAATCAGCTCCTCAAGGAAATCGGGAAAAAGTGCGGGGTGCGCAAGGTGATTACTACACATGTGGCCAGACACACCTTCGCTACCGAATGTCTGCGAAGCGGTATACCGGTGCAGGTTCTGCAGCAGCTGATGGGGCACAGCAAGATCAGCACAACGATGATCTATGTACATGTGAGCAGTCAGGACCGGGATGAAGCGATGCGCCGGCTGCAGGCTCCGAGGTGAGGTAATGTGCAGTGGGCTGTAACCCTCCAAGGGTTTGTAACCCTTGGAGGGTTCAGTTGGGCAGTGGTTAGGTGGTCACAATACCGGTAGTTTTAAAAAAACTAAAACACATTCTATGCTTTAAATTTATTCTCTAAAATCTCAATTCTAGCCATTGCTTCCTGTAATGCTTTCAAGGCCGCATATTGCAGATCCGTATCATAGACAGACATCAGTGGAATGCTGTTTTTACGGGTTTTCCCAAATCCATCAACATCAACAAACCTCGGAGCTACAGACAGAACTTGTTGAGCAATTACCCCTAAATTGAAGTCATCATGAGTTTGATCTTTGTATTTGAAGTCTACTACTTCGATTTCTTTTATTTGGTCCCAAGCTGAGGATGCCTTTTTGATTTCTTTTTTTACTCTTCTATCTGATAGATTTACATTGTTTGCAGAGAAGTTAGCAATACCTCCGTTAGACCTTACCTCAAAACGAACACGCCCACTATCCCGAAACCAAAAAGGCTGGTTGAATTGGCTGTTTGGAGAAGAATTATAGGTTACAGAAATGCCAAACGGATTAGAAGATAAGTTTTCAAATCTAGATGTAAAATCAGTTTGAGGGCTAATTACGTGTATTAACGCTAGAGGATTTACGGTATTAATCCCTAAACGCCCATCGGAATTTATTCTAGCGGTTTCAACTGTTCCTCTGTAAAATCTTATGCCGTTTTCATTACCAGCCCCAATAAATGCATCACTTGAGGTGTCTGCTGCTATGTACCCGCTTACTCCAAAAAAAGCCTTAGCTACGCCATTTTGACTGGAGACAAATATTCCACCACCAATATTCGAGTTGTTATCTGAGTTTATATGCCCATAAGAAGCAGGAGTTTTGACATGCAAAAATGAAACTGGCGTTAAAGTTCCGACTCCAATTCTGCCATCAGTAAGAATATTCCCAAGAATGTACATTCCATTTGTAGGTACTCTACTTCTATGAGAATAATTGTTACTTACCAATAAATTATTAGTGGATATAGGTAAAGCAATATCACCAGTTGGATCCAAAAAACTAATATGTGAAGCTGAAGAAAAAAAAGAACTTCCATCCATTCTAATACTTCCGTTTACAAATAATTTTGCACCTGTTGCAGCTGTTGAACCAATCGAAACGTCCCCACTTCCACCGTGTATAAATAATCTGGATACACCACTTGTATTCAAATTAATATGACTCGCTGTTTGAGTTATAATCTCAATTGGTCCTGCTACGTTTCTAATTTCTGCCAGTGCTCCAGCACCACTAAATTTAATTATTCTAAAATCAAAATCTGCACCACCAAAGGCTGAATGGAAATCAATGTATGCGTTTCCATCTGCAGTCCGCCCCTCGCCTAGATTCAAACTAACATCTGAATTTCCTGTACTTTGACCAATGTTTAATGATGGAACTGTAGTTGTTGCGCCTCTTGCAGTGACATCTTGCAGAGTATCAGCACTTCCAGAAAGAGGAATAAGTACCCCAGATAAGTTAGCGATACGGATTTCTACCGCGCCACCAACTAATCTTGCATACCAACGATTGGCAACTATTCCAGTTGTGGGAAATGATGTTACTTTCTGTACGCTAAATTCTGCCATTTTTTACTTTGATTTCTTAATCTCTACTTCCTCTACATCTTCGCTAGTTTTGCTACCGAGAAAGTCAAGAATTTGTTGCGCGTAAGTATTAGCCTGCGATGCCTGAGCAATAGTACAAGATCCCAAAGGCATTTGGTTAATTAACTGACTAATCACGTTCAGATCGTTTTGATCTAAAATGCAAGTGTATTTTTTTTGATTGCTCATATTATAGTTTAGTTTAATTTTTTACCACGAAATTGAACCGGCATATTGCATCGTGAATGTTGGATTTCCTGCCACTCCATCACCGTTAGAAATGTTAATTGAATTGCTACCTGTCATAACTCGTGGTGCAACAGTATTTGCAGCAGTTCTAACCGCAAAACCGTTAGTTGATAAGTTGTGAAAAGCAAGAGCCATTCCTGTCAATGCTATCGTTCTGTTGGATGATAAGTTTCCACCTCCCGTTATTCCAGCGCCATTTTCGATAGTTCTTGTTTCAGGAACATATCCAGCCAAGGCATGATTTCCCCAACCAAAAGCAGTTTGGCCGTTTAAAATCCTTGAATCGTTACCTTGCGCAACGGTATTAACCGCTGTTCCAAAAGCTCTGTTAAAACCGCTATTTTTTGTAAAAGAAGGCTCTCTAGCATTAATCTGAGCCTGAGCCTTTCCTATTGCAACTATTAAATTATCAGTAGCAATGATAGCGGTATTTGATCCAATTGAAAGACCCAACAGCGGCGTACCTAAAACCCCGGATCTTAATCTTCCAGGACTTACATAAGCGTTTGCATCGGTACCAGCATTTATTTCTGAAACCGTAGCCCTCCGTACAATACCAAGCACTGTATCAGTTGCGAGGTCTTTATTGCCTTCTAGCACATACCAATTTGCGCCAACGGAAGCTTGAGTTCCTCCCGCGTTATTGTTTAGCGCATTTACGAGGTCGCCGACCTGGACCACTTCGCCTGAAGCTCCACCGACCCTTCCGGCAACTGTAATTATGTAGGAATCTCCAGCCGTTGCAGCAGGGTAGTTTGGATTTCCTGAAGCGTTTAGCGGAAGTGGAACTCTAATTCCACCAGCAAGGGCAGAACTAAGGCTGTTAATTTGCCCCTGTGCTTTTTGAAATGCTTGAATGATACTATCCGCTGCGGTAATAGTAGTATTAGAACCTGTTGAATATCCAGAAAGAATAGTTCCTAGAACGTCAATGCCAAGCGGAATCAGTGTCCCAGCACTATCCGAAACACGTAGCGTGAAGAAAGGATCTGACCCTACTTTTATAAGGTATAACGCGTTTGGAACTACCGTAGAAGGTACTGCAGTTTCTTTGTATACATTTAATTCAGCCATTGTTTTTTATGTTTTACCAACCAACTGATCGGTATTGTCCTTTCTGGTTTATAGCACTGACTAGATTACTTTTGTCAGGAGTGTTTAATTGTGCTAATTCTCCTGTCACTTCTGTTACTTCAACTTTGCTGAAAACGTCTATATCTCCCCTAGTTTCTAAAGCCGTTCTTTCTTGGAGAACTCCTGTTGCAGACTTGGTTATAAAGTTACCAACACCATTGTCAATTGTTCTAATTCTAATTCTACCGTTTACATCAAGGACTTCGGTTGGTGTTGTTTTAATTCCAACCATGCCAGTACCATTAGGAGTTAATAATACATTACCGTTAGCTGCACCTGTTTCAAGTGTTAAGTTACCAGTACTTGTCCGAATGGTTTGTGATCCGTTGGATTGTAAAACACCATCCATTGTAATTCGCCACTTTTCAGTCCAATCTGTTGTATTATCAGCAGCATTGTTTGTATAAAATCCTATACCAGACCTAAAGAAATTAGCCTGAGGAATTTGAAGTATCCCAGCGGACCTTTTTGTGTAGCCCGTAAAATTTGCTTTCCAAGTTATACCACTACCTAGTAGAACAGAACCACCATTAATGGGTGCAAAATTTATATAGTCTTGCTGTGTTTGACTACCTAATATTGCAAAATCTAACTTATGTAATGGGGTCGAAGGACTTAATCCTAACCTCTTATTAACATTATCCCAAACAAATCCAGAATCTCCAATCTGATTATTAGTACCATTCCAAAAGGCAACTTGACCTGCTACGCCTGCCCCACCAATCGCACCTATATTAGTTCGAGCGTTAAGTTGATTTCCAGCCGATAGCCCTTGCGTGTTGATGTCATGACGAACGTAGCTAGCCGCTAAATTGCCAGGCTGATACCTGCTATTTGCATTACTCCACACAAACGCCTGTCCATCCGTTGCGCCTTCTTGCTTGAGGTGATAGGGTGAGACATGAGACCATGCACCGTTCAGTCTTACTCTTGCGATTCCATCTATTGCGGCTTCCTGCACATAGGCATAGGAATTTAGGGCTGATACTGTGACGAAAGGATTGGCAGTGGCAGGACTTGATCCTGCTTCCAAGGCATCTACAATAGTGGTAGCGATTGTCTTCTGCGCATCGATGTTTTCCCTTGCCTGTGTTTGCTCTAATGCTGATTTGCCATCGGCTACATTGTAGTGAACTGCATTTGGATTATTACCCCCCGACCCAATAGAATTTTTTTCCGCCAAGGTCAAATGATACCTTTCTCCCTCAATACCGCCTTGAATTCCTTCCAGCTGATTGTGCGGCGGAATGATTGCTTCTGAAAGATTCGCCAGTACATCTGCGAGCATATTCGCCCAAGTAATAAAAAACCAGCCAGGTGTGCCCGGCTTCTGCACCGGAAAGAGCAAGCCAGAGGGATCGGTCTGCTGTGGGAAATCGGATATTGTAGGAGGTAAATAAAACAGATCATCCCCCGGCCCGATAATTATGGGATCAATGAGGGGACTTTTTTTTTTAAAGAGCGAGAGGTAAACCGTCTGACGGGTGTAGCTAAACTTGAAGTCCAGACTGGTCAGGATGTATTCCGGCGCAGTGAACTCGGGATTAATCAGGCGGATGGCCGCAAATGCCTCCTCGGTGTAGTAATATTTCTCAACTGACTGAAAGAAATCCATGGTCCAAAGGAGCTCCGCACGGGAGCGAAACCAGCCGGTATTCTTCTCAAACGCCAGGCGTGGATTGACTTGGTAATCCTGCTCAAACTCGTCCATGAACAGCGCTGTATCGATCTCAATCGGATTGGTCGCCTGCCGCTCTCCGGTGAATCGGATCGTGTCGATACCGCCCACTGAATTTTTGAAGAGAAAGAAATCGTCAAACTCGAAGAACTCCGTGCTGAGGACATAGCGCTGCCGGTAGGTAGAGAATACCACTGCAGCACCAGCCAGATTCTCTATCCATATATCGATGTAAATCGGTTGATCAACAAACTCAAGCCGTAGATCCGCGAAAGTCGCATTGAGCGTATAGTGTTTTGCTGCGGCAAGTGTATGCAGCGTGATCGTCTCGGTGACTCCTGCAGGAAAATAGGCTTTGACTTTGACCAAACCCGCATATTGCGCAAAGTAGGAAAGCCACTCCGGTTGGATATCCTTCACCCGCTTCACCTGAGGCTGCCAAGTCAGCCAAGCCTCAAGCAGATAAGCCGGGCAATCCAGTGCCAGCGTAGAAGATCCCCCGGCGATGGCCACGAAAGTGATTTCAAGACTATCCGTGCCGGAAATGATTTCGATGGTAAAGGTTGCCACAGACTTCGTTTGCTCGAAAAGCTCACCAGTCGGAAGCTGCAGCTGCAGTTGATCCTCCAGGAACTCCCGGAGGGGAATCCGGGTGCGCCCATCAGCATCAGCGGTGTAATACTCGGCTAAGATCAGCGTGGCACCCTTTGAGATATTCACCGACATGCCAAGGCCATCCGTCTGAGCAATCAGATCCGGGATATTCCCAACGAACGTAAGCGCCTGCGGCTGCTGAAGGATAGTAAGCATGAGGTGAAATTAAGATTTGGGAGAATTGGGAGAAAGGACATTTTTAGTGAGCAGTGATCAGTTGGCAGTGATCAGTCAACGCTCCAAGAGGGGTGGCTTGGTGTACCCTTCGCCGTAGGTTCGGTAGTCTCGCACTTTGGCGTCTTTCATCAATAAATCGATGTGCTGCGTGCCCAAGCCTTGAAGTAGCGCCCTGAGTTTCTCTTTGTAGGTTTCTTTCATGTTCATGGCTTTGTATACTGGTATTAATTCCACCTCTGGAAGCTGAGCAGAAAGATCCTCAATCATGGCCGGGGTAGCGATTGCAATAATTAAGGATCTTGGTTTCATAGCTTTCGAATTAAGGGTTGGCGGTTTCCGTCACTGCGAGGCGTTGCGAGGCACGAAGCAAAGCAGCCTCATAAGCAGATTGCTTCGCTGCGCTCGCAATGACGCTACTCAATCTTCTCACGAATAGCAGCAGAGATAATTCCCAGCGGGATAAACAGCCGGGCCAGTGGTTCATCACCATCTTTGTCGGCGATTCCCATGGCTTCGTTTCGGGTGAGAGGAAGTCTCCAAATAGTTAGCTTTCGATCAAATACAATAGGAGTTTCCTGGAGTTTCTGTACACTGTCCAGTTGGTACAAATTGTATTTGTCAAAAGCCCCATTAAAATCCTTGAAATCCATGTCAAATTTGGAAGTTTCATCGAAAAATGTGTAAGTTTTTACACCAACCGGCATCTTCTTCTTTCCAAATCGCTGAGCGGAAGTGGTATGAGCAGCTACAAAGAATAGCAGCAATACAAGTGTAAATTTTAGTAGTGTTTTCATGATATTGAGATTTTTTTTTGGTTAAGGTTTTGAATTCAAAGAATGAAGTTTTGAACTAAACTTTCGTATTAGGTTGCAGAGCGATGATCAGGCCACCTGGTGTGGAGACTGGAAGCTGATCTTTGTCGATCTGCCGATAATCCAATCCATTGTCTTTGCACGGCCTATTAAAGCTGTGATAGAGCTTGTAAGAATTGGTAGATGCATCATGCAGGAGGTATTCCATTGGATTTGGATTTTTTGATTGCCGCACGGGTAATGAGTGCGGTGCTGATGAGGCCGATGATAAGTGCTGCGATCTTGAGCCATGACGGGAATAGTGCTCCTGCTATGTCACCGACTACACTGGGCGTCTCGATGGACGCCTCGGATTTATAGTCCGATTTGGCAGTGCTGTCGATGACTATGGTACGATCGGCAGTGAGGTCTAGGCTCACCTGCTCAGCTGCCTTGGTCTTCGACCGCTGACCGGAGCTCTTTCTAAGCACGGTAGTGACGGGCTTGAAGATGGTGAATCCGGCAGAATCCAGCGGAGCAAATGCCACGGTAGTAGATTCCTGGTCTTGGTAGCTGTCATCCTCCAGCTCAAGCGTTGACAGCTTGGTTCCCGAGCTGTCAACCTTGGTTGTAGCCTGCGTCTTCACCGTAGCGGAATCAGATCCGGCGGAGCTTTGCTGCTTCGTCTTGCAAGACAAAGCAACGCTACAGATGAGTAGGATGAGAAAGAGCAGTCTCATTTCTTTTTGAAAAACGTGTACCAGGTATCCTGTGCAGCTTCCCAAGACTCCTTCAATGAAAGCACTCCATCGGCTAGTCGGTAATTCATCCGAGCGGCGAAGTCCTGATATACTTTGGCTTCCTCATCAGGGTGCAATGTCTTAAGTCTAGCAATGATCATCTCGATTGCGACTGAATCCTTCTGATTTTCCCGGATCACACCTGCCATGTGGGCTACTTCTGCTATGATCGGCAGAACAATGCCATCGGCAAATGTTCGAATATTGTCATCCCAAGTGAATGGAGTCAGCGAAACTACGGCTCTGGTGAAAGGCGAGCGAACCAGAGCTTTGAGATTTTCGGTAATCTCCACCGCCAGAAAACTGTGATTGCGGATCACGCCCATGCCAAAACCGAAGGTAGATTTGATCCAGGAAAATGCTTTTTTAAGAAATTTCATAAGGTGAGGATTTTAAAATAGTGAATTGTTTGAGTGGTACGATCGGGCATTCCGTGAGGGATGCGGGTCGAGTTTGGATTTCCGATATTGACAGCCCTGCTAATCGTTAGAATATTTTCAGGGCTTACATTTTGGCACAGTTTAAAGATTTTATTTTCCCTGAAAAACCAAACAGCAGAGTCAAAGGCTAATTCCCCTTTGATCAAATCGGCATCGGTAAAAGTTTTACCCACTGTAGCCAAAAATCTTTCTTGGTTTGATTTTCCGGTCAGTTGAAGCGGGCCCATGCCACGGTGAAGAAAGCCATCCCCGGAAGTCTCAGGACCGTTGCCCATGCGGTTGGCATAGACACGATTGGCGATTGCTTCTTTTTTACCGCCATAATTTTTTGCGGTTTCGGAATTGAAATATTTTGGGAAAATCTCGAGAAGTCGAGTAGCTGAGTAATTTAGGTTCTCCTCCATGCGGGTGAATCCTGCAGACTCGTGATGGCACTGGCCAAGCAGGTGTGCTGCTTCAATAGTAATCAGCCCAAAGTGACGCTGGAAAGCCCGTGCGGTCTTTGGCCCGAAGTCACCGTCGGGAGTGACGCCGATTTTCTGCTGGAGAATTTTGATAGCTTTATTCATGTGGATCGGAGTCTATATGTGCAGGTTCGGCTTTGTCATCAATTCGTTCTTTTTTATCCTTGTCCATCAGTTGCAGTAGATCCCCAAGCCAAGACCAGCCTTTGAATCGATACCACTTGATGACTATGGATCGGAGTTCGGCAGCGATGAAGAGGGAGTAGAAAGGAATATTGAGGTATTGAATCAGGTTGGTATCCGAATTTTGCAGCATGATCTTGGTGCCGGCGGAGAATGCGATGATGATCGTGAAGTAGGCCACGCATTTATCCATCAGCATAGTCCGGAATAGCTTCCCGGAATACTCATTGGTACGCGCTGCGACATATACTCCCGAGACCGTATCCATAATGAATATGATCATGAAGCCGATCGCAAATCCCCACTGGTGGAATACGTACTGCGAAAAGAACAATCCGATAGCAGTGAGGATAGCCCACAGCTTAGGGTTCTCAACTGATTCCCCAATCTTCATCAGGTAATTGGGAATAAAGTAGAAATTAGGCATGGACGAATACTTGATTAATCATGATGCTAAATTATTACCGGTATGCACTGTGAGAAAGGACAGGAATCAGTGGGCAGTTGGCAGTGGGCAGTTGGCAGTTGGCAGTTGGCAGTTGGCAGTTGGCAGTTGGCAGTAACCCTCCAAGGGTTTGAAACCCTTGGAGGGTTCAGTGGGCAGTAGGCAGTAATGGGTTAAGGCGCACATTCTCCGTCAATCGAGCAGCTGCCGCCGGTGGTACGGGACACGCCAGGCACCGACTCGACGACTACGCCCGATTGGGTGTAGAAGGGCTCAATCTCCGAGCAGATCGGAATGGTAATTTGATTTGGAGCTGTCGTGGATGAATAAGTGGTGTAGAAGGCCGTGCTTTGAGAGGCTCCAGGGAGTCTGCGGGTGATGTTGAACCCATCCGTCTCTGGATTGAAAATCGTGGTGTCGATAGTGATCGTGTAGCAGGTGCCAGAGGCAGGAATGCCTCCTCCTCCGGAGCTTGCTGATCCTCCAGGAACTACCACCGGAGGTAACGGCGCCTCAACCAGATCGACGCGAGCGGGCTCGATCTTCTTGCGGCTCATCGGAATCACCATCTTTCTGATCCAGAACAACCTATTTCTTATCATTTTTTTCTTCGACATATCGATCGACTTGATCAGATATGGCGGGAAAATCAGCTCTACGTAAGCCATTAATTTATCTCGCTCCACCCAATTCTTGAAGTGCTCGTGATAATTCTTAATCAAGCCGTCATTTCCACCCCATGCCAAGGATAAGTCTCCCAATCTTTCTCCGGAAGCGTTGTAGTTATGGTAAGATAAATGTGGAAATCCCTCAATATTTCCAAGATCATTTTCAAAGGGTTGAAGACCTTGATATAGCATTATGGCAGGTTTGAAATCCACGCTGATTTCCCCGCTATAGATCGGCAAGTAGAGTGGGTAATAGTGCTTTTCATCGCTTTTACTGATGTCAAGAAGATTCTCAGTGATAGTCATTTTCAGCGGTGAGAACTGTGACGAGATGTCATATCCTCCATTTCGATTGCTACCTCCTAATCCGCTTGACCTGACTTCGTAGCTGTGAGTTCCGAAGGGATAATCCGGATTAAATTCATTCTCTTTCTTCAGAATATGCTGACCAGTGGTCTGAATGTAGTAAAGCTGCTCATTTGTCTCACTATTGACCGGAGCAGCCAATAGATCCTCAATGGTGCTTAATATAAAGTCACTGTCCACCTTTGGTTCAGTCTCATTGAAATCCGAGTAGCCAAAAGAATAGTCCTGACGAGTTTCCCGAGAAAGTTTCGGGATAGTGCCAACTAATTTGTCCCAATCATCGAATGACTCATCAGCGATCAAGTCCTTATTGAATTTCAACCGATAAACCTGTATCCCCTCTTCGTAGAAAGAAAAAATAGTCATGCAGAGGATATTCAAAACAGCTTTGATTACTTCCGCAGCAGATGACTGTGACTGATAAGAACCCATATTAAAATATAAGGGCTCGGGAGGGTCCATGGGTGAAGGATAGTCGTTGTCGAAAATAAACCCGAACCAATTCACGATCAAATCATCCTTAAAATTGCGGTGAAAGTGAGAAGTTATCACCATCTTATATAGCTCTGAATTGATGAAAGGATTGTTCTCATCAGACAATTTCAGGAGTATTCTCATGAGTTCTGCTATCCTGATTTGAGGATAGACGGGCAATACCCCCGACTTATACAGTCCATCTGAAGGATCGGTAAATCCATCATTATTGCCACCAACGCCCCGAAAAGCATTGAAAAAATTATTCTGCGCCCAAAGCATATAATTGTAAATAGGAGTGCCGCCCGTGGAAAGAGATGGGGGATCTCCCAATATCTTGATCGGTGCAGCTGTGATGGGAAAATCTTCGAGATGCAGTCTAGAGACAAAAAATTGATACTGAAGCAAAGCTGTGATATCTGATCCTGTTTTCTGCTTTCTCCCATCGTAATCAGTTTCAGCGAAATCATAGATACCCAAGTCAAGCTGGTTCATTGGCTTCTTGAAATCTGCCAGATTATCAGAAGCTTGAAAATTGGCCATCAGCTTCCCGCTAATTTCGGCAATGATCAGCATGCCGTAATAGAACACATGTGCCCCATAGCCTAGCTCTCCGGCATCATATTCCCATATCCTGTCCGCATTATTAATACGGGTTGGATTAGCGAATAGCGATTTATTGGCAATCGTAAGGGGAAATTCAAAACTAGTGGTGTAAGGCACCGGAATCCTGTCCTGTTGTAGCAGTGGATTTTCAAGGATAAGATCGATGGCAAAGTCCTCGGGCAGATCTACATGAACGCCTTTAATTTTGATGTATAACATTAGATGGATGCAGATTTGGTGATACGCTCTAGCTCTTGAGTTTTCTCCTGAAGAGAGCCCTGTCCAGTCAGGGACACATCAGCTTTGATCGGCTTGGACAGGCGGAGATTGAGTTGGGATACCGCCTTATTGGTATTCTTCAGCAGTGTCATCATCTCCATAGACATGCCGGCACTGCCGGGAGCCGAAGCAGCTGAAGAGCCGGACTGCCCGGAGATCCTACCGCCTTTGGCACGTCCGGGAATTCCCGATCGCACTATTCTGTTTTCTTCCAGGATGCGATCCAGATTGAGCGTAGAGATCGATCCATTGCGCTGCGCCGTATCGATGGCACTCAGCACCGGAGCAATGGTGGGATTGCGGACTGCAGCAGCATTGGCCACAAACTCTTCCCCATTCTCCCCCACGATCACCGTAGGACGATCGACAAAGCCCCGCTGATTGGGATTGGACTTGGCGCGGAAACGCTTACCATCCTGAGAGCGGCGCACATCCATCAGGCGACCGCCCGACTCCGCGCCGGGTACATCCGGTAGAGGAGCTTTAAGGATCGTGCCGATTTGGATCGCACCAAGTGCTCCGACCAAAACAGACAAAGCCACATTCGGCAGTGCGGAAGCAATAGCCGCAGCCGTATTAACGATGGCGGACATCAATGCCACGTTGCGCTCACGCTTCGCTTCGTTGCGATCGAATACCGCCTTCTTCCTGTCCAGATCAGCCTCTAATTTGGCGACCTGGTTAGTATATTGATCCTGAGATATTATCCCGGCATCTAATTGGTTCTGTAGGAGTTGCTTCTTATTATTCGTGCCCCGCTCAAACTCCTGAAGCTCCCGGCGCTGACCTGCAGAGACAAAAGCTGAATATTGGGCATAGGCACCAGTCATAGCCTGAGCGGCCATGAGTACTTCCTGGAATCCTATCTTTCCTTTGTCAAGATTCTCGAAGAACAGATCCCAATCGTCCGGTGAAAATCCCAGCACATCCACATTTCGCTTGCGCTCTCCCCTGTCCGCTTCGACGTCCATACTGGACTTGATCCCCAACTCCGACATCATCTGCTTCACCTCGGCTATACGCGCTTCGAGTTCGGCTTTTTGCTCCGGAGAGAGCACCTGATTCGCAAGGTCTATTCCTTCAAGTTGGCCCGTAGCGCCCAAAGTCTGCAAGTCAGTAAGCAATCCCTGCAGGTATTCTTTGGTGAGGGCTTCTTCCTGACTCAGGAAATGCTTATCGAGTGCGACTTGTGCCTGACGCATGTTTTGGATTCCGAGTAGCGTATCCTGAGACACTTTGTCCTGAAGGAAAGCCCGCGCCTGCTCCAGGGTATTGATTGACTTATATTCTTCATTGTGCGCGGTACGCATGGCCTGAAGCTCACTGTCAAATCTGGCTTGACGAAGTTTGAAATTGTCATCAATACGATCCGAAGTGATGTCATTCAGCTTGTCCAGGTGATCAGCTTCCAGCGCACGGAGCGCGGCCAGCTGCTGCTCGGTCATCTCCTCCTGTCGCATTCCGAATATTCCAGCTTCCCTGAGTCGCTCTTCATAAGCGATATTCTCCTGAGCGACCAGATCCATTCGATTTATAATGACTTTGCGACGGTATTCCTCCTGCTGTGCCAGTTCTTTGAGTCGTGCGTCTTCGAGTTGCTTGGCCTCTTTTTCAGCTTCAGACCTCCTTCGCTTGGATTCCGCAGCTGCCTCTTTCTTTTGGCGTTCGATTTCGGCTTTTTGCTCATCGGTGAGTAAGTCGGCGGGGTTGATGGGGTCGGAGGGATCATTCGCAACCGGATTTTCAGTATCACCGGTAAGGCCTCCGAGTACTAATCGCTGCTCCGATTCTTGTTTTCGTAGATCTGCAAGTTGATTCTGAAGTTTAGCAATCTCTTCACCTGACATCTTCACCTCTTTGGTGATATTTTGCATGCCGTAGGTAGTATTTACCAGCTTCAATAAATTGCCTTCCGCATCCCTTCGGCTCAGCTGCTTCATTTTTAATTCGATCTGTGTAAGGGTATCGATCAGACCTCCTTTCACTTCCTTAATTGAGTCTTTGTTGAAGAATTTTGCCAAGGCTTTTTGAGCCTCGGTAAACTCATCTACTCTGCTTGTAGAGACGCCTACAGCCCGACCATAGCTATCAAAACCAGTTGCCGCGGTAGGTACTATTTTTACAATTTCATCGATAACTTTTCGAAGCTCTTCATTTTCTTCAGCAGATCGATTGGATAGGGCATTGAGCTCATTATATCTGCTCATTAGCCCGGGGAGTGATCTTTCTAAATTTTTAACCACCAAATTTTGCTTCTCAAGCTTCTCAGTAGCTGTTTCAACACCTTGAATCATTGTTACTAGTGACGCAAAAAATTGACTTAACCCAGTCCGTAGGGTGGAATTCATGTAGAGATTGAAAAAGAACCTTTTCAACTTATCCACCGAAGCGGCAAGGGTTTCATTCTTGATCGTAAATTCATTGGTCACAGAAGCGCCAGCCTCAAAGGCTTGAGTGGATGCCAGCTGCTCGGATCTCAGGATGGCCGTACTATTGGCTAAAGCCGAAATTATGTTTTTAGCTCTTGCCCCATCCATTCCGAGTTCCACGAGTCGGTGAGCCATAGCGCTCATTCCTTGCTCATTGCCTTTGACTCCCTCAAAAAGTCGGATCAGTGCTTCATTGGTATCGTTATTCAGCAGGTGGTTGAACTCATTGAGCTCAATGCCTGCGATCTTGGCAAACTTCTCCGGGTTGGTGAATAGCTCCGGGATCAGATTGACAAAGGTAGTGCCGGCGACTTCCGCTCTCTGCGCCAGCTGATCAAGGGTAGATGATAAGCCTAATATATTGGCAATCGAAATACCTGCAGCCGGAGCCACACCCGCAAGCCGATTGGTGAAGTCCACCATGAAATCTTCCTGAGCGGTGGAGTTGATTCCCAACTCATTGATGGCCGATCCGACCTTAAGCAATCCTTGTTCGATCCCAAATTCCTCTCGAACCCCAAAGACATCAACGAGCTTACCTACCTGCCTTAATGCCATCTCCACATCACCGCCCAGGTCTTCCGAGAGTGCCACCCCGATCTGATCGGCAGCCCTCACAAATCCCATCACGTCGGCAGCTCCCTGGATACCGAGCTTACCGGCAGTCCGTGCGAGCTTAAGCAAATCCTCCTGCGAGGTACGGCTATCCATCGACTTAATTTCATTATTAAGCCCCTCAATCTGATCAAAGGTGAGTCCTGTCGTCTTACGGACATCGGCTAGGACATCTTCGAAGCGACCAAAGTCATCCACTACGCGCATGATCTGCCGACCGGCTATCACTAGTGCTCCGATGGCTACTGTGGCCGCTCCGATTCCTTTGGCAAGATTACTGCCCATGATTTTGCCGAGCATGGTGGTTTTGCCGCTCAGCTCATCGTATCGGGCTTTGACTTTATTCAGCTGGTCATTGTGGTGCTTCCACTCTTCAGTGAGCGGTTGGGCTATGTTCCGAAGCTTGGTCAGGCGGGTGATTTCCCTTCTAAGATCTGACATTGACATCGTGCTGAGGTCCATCCCTTGCCTTAATTGCGCAAGACGGCCACGGGCTTTGTCGAGGGCAGAGTTTTTCAGTTCGATGGCAGCGGTGACGGCTTTGTATTCTGCAGTTTCTTTTTTGCCGGCCTTTCTCAATTGTTCCTGCTCAAGTTGCAGAAGCCTTAATTCGCGATTTGTGCCTTTGATGGCTTTTTCCAGATCGAGAATTTCCTTGCGGCCACGGTCTCCATTCACAATGATATTCAGGACGAGATCTTCATCTCTTAATTTCTTTCCCATGATTTAATTGATTTGGAGTGATCGCTTGATGCCTGCCACAATCTCCTCGGTGAGGCCAAACATGATCCGTGCAGCCGTGCGGAGATAGACGTGCTCGATGCGTCGGTTGAAGATGTATCTGATCTTACCATTCGTATAGTCTGACTTGCGGCGTGATGGCTTAATGTCCAGGAATCGTACATGTGCCCGCGCCTGGTAGCGTAGCGTACCTGAGAGGTAGCCCGAGGACATGTTGACGCCATACTGCTGTGTGGCAAAGGTCTGACCGGTGCGAAACTGCAAATACTTGCGTAGGGCTATCTCCTGATCGGTTTTCAGATCTTCTTTTTGCTCTACAAGTACTCGGCGGATAAATTCTTTTTTGACGAGCTCGTCCAATGCTTGATTATTTTAAGCAAAGTAAAAAGTGGCGGAGCGGGTGGAAAGGACAGGGGCAGTGGGCAACGTCATTGCGAGGAGGTACGACGAAGCAATCTGCCAGAAGTTAGCAGATTGCTTCGTGCCTCGCAATGACGATAGCCTACTAATGACGCAAAAAAAAAGCCCGAGAAGGCTTAATTTATTTTATTACCTTAGTCAGACTTTTAGCGGCGTGATTTCCGTTGATTGTGAAACTTGATGAAGCCCGGAAGTGATTGTCCGGGCTTTTTTTTGTGGGGTTAAAAACTTAGCAGTAGTGAAAATAATAGTAGTGATAAATCCTCGCATATTCTTTTGGGTATTTTTGACTCAGACTCTCAATTTGATCATAAAGCTGGTCCATTTTATTATCATCGAGGTCATTGATGAAGCAATCAAATGCTTAATTATATGCTTTGAAATCTGTGGATAGGTTTTTTGCGATTTTCAATAGTTGCTTTTTCATGGCTTAATTTGATTTAGTGATTTGATTGTGACTTGATTTTTTTACTTATTCCTAAGCCCGTTTTCGAACATAGATATTAGTGAATTTGATGAATGATAAGTTGAGTAAGCCTCAATGGTGGCGGGGTCTTCTCCCTTTTTAAAATCAGCAAAAGCAATCTTATCATACCAGTTTTTACCATTTTTCATTGATGAGTGCTTATTTATGTACTCATTTACATAGTCCTTGTGATAGAACACGGCGATTACTTTGTTGCCTTCTTTTCTAAATTCTTTGATTGTTTCGATTTTTTCTGATTCAGTAGTCATAATTTCTTTTTTTTAAGTTGTTTAAGATTCCTAAAAGGTGCGATTAAGTAAAAATTGCGATTGATTAAAGATCAGATCCTTCTTGGATCTTAAGGTCTTGCTTAGAATCACGGAATTCTATTACATAAAGATCACCCTCTAGGTTGATCTCGTATCGAGTCATCCATTGTTGACTAATGCGAAGGGATTTTCCGGTTGCATTATTTTCTATTAGATTCTCGGCCATTTTTACCGTAATCCTAGCCTGATTAAATGGCTGCAAGTGAAGAGAATTTAAACTTTTTTTCTGAGTTACTAAGAATTCTGACATGATTTTTCTGTGATTTATTTGTGAGACTTAATTTGATTTTGGATTGATTTTTCTAAGAATAAAACCGGGAGATGATCCAGGACTTAAGCGGGTTTTCCCATTTGGGAGCCAGGCCGCGGGCTTCGTTGAGTGGCTTCTTGAGCGTGCCTTGAGACATGCCCAGCTCGATTTCGATTTTGTTGATGGACAGGAACTTTTGCCGGGACCTGATCCATTCTAAAGGATTAATATCTTTCATGTCCTAAATTTAGGGATTTTTCATCCTATTTCATAGCCTTGTACTTGATTTTTTAGAAAGGATTAGGTCAGGTATTCCAAGCCTAGTAGTTTTTTGTTGGTCATTGCTTCGGATACCTGGACGATATGAGATTTGTAGCCGTTCACCGGGTTTCTGCTTTCTTGGATTGTTTGCAGATTTGGCTTTGCTCCTGGTCTGCTGACTATATAGCCCCAATGATCCACGCCGGTTTCAATGATGACAAATAAATCTAATTCGCTTAAAAGTTGCGGCCTAAATACTGCAACCTCGTTCAATGTTGCCGGCAATACTTCGCTTTCGCTTGAGTTTCCCCACATATCAGTTCTAAAATCTCCGTCCAAATGGGTTTGGATAACTACCCCGATTTCGGGCTTTTCAGCGCTCAATATATCGGGGTGTTTATAAACTACGTCCCCTAATTGGTAGCCTTTACTTTCAAAGTTTTCATATTCGAAGCAGGCAAATTTTTTATAGTCTTGAACTTTCATGTGATTGTGATTTTTAGTGATTGATTGATAAACTTGATTAGAGTTTAAAATAATTTGTTAGAATCAAATTGCTTTAAGGTCCCGTACTTGGCAAAGTATTTTTCCCCTTCTTGGATACCACATAGATAAATTCCCTCACCGTTATTATGGTGACTGTATGGTTCACCACATACAAAAGATGTTCTTTGATATCTTTTAGGCGGCACACATTCCAGAAAGTGCCAAAATGATTCTTCGCACATTTCGACTTTTTGATAGCCTTCCAGGTGTTTTAGTCCTGATTTCCATCTTTCGGAATTATTAAAGTCGATAAATGGGTAATTTTTATCATCGTGCCGGTGTTGCTTTTCTTTTTCGGCTTCCTCTTCTCTTATCTTTTCGGCTGCCTTGAAAATTTCCTCCTCCTCTTGAGTAGGTAGGTAGAATTTTGTTCCTGTGCTTATTTCGGTTACTTCATCCCCTACTTTTATAAAATCTCTATCTGAGAAAAATTTGCCGGTTAAGTCATACAATTGACTTGAAAGTGGGCGTTTGTTTAGCGGTTGTAATTTCATGGTATTATTTATTTTGGTGTTGATTGAAAAATTAGATCCATTCAGCGTTTTTCTTCGCCTCAATTCTGTAGATTTTTTGTATTGTTTCCTTTGGTACGTCTGGAAACATATCTGCAACTACTTCCCATTCTCCAGTGTAAAAACATTCATGATTTGCCAGTTCGTAGGCAATTTCTTTAAGCCTCAAATTATGGCTTTTTACCACTGATTTATAGGTTTTTTCATTCTCTTTCATTCCATTTTGAAAAGCATCATAATTGCCTTTTGGCAAATATCCACCGCCTACGATTGAAACGTATTTTTCACCTTCTTTAAGTGGTGTTTTATTGGCCTGGAATTGCTCATTATTGAAGGCGAAAAACAATCCTACTTTTTCAAATAGTACGCTATTTGCTTCTTCTTCTTGCTTTTTTAAGTCTTGTAAATTCATGATGTTGATATTTATAATGTTAAAGTGATTGATTGAAACTTGATTTTTTAAAAAAGCCCGGCGATTGATCCGGGCCGTTAAGATTAAAGGCCGCTAAATAACCCGATTTCGACCTGTGCAACGTGGTAACCAGTGTAAATCACTATAGCTAGAAATACTAGACAAGTAGCGATTACCATTTTTTCTACTAGGTTTTCGGTTGCTTTTCTGATTGATTGTCTCATGATTGATTTGTTTAGATTGTGATTTGTTTTACTTGATGATTCAAATATCGGTTGCTCTTATTTGTTGTCCTAATTTTAGGGCAATTATTTTTCACTATTTCTTTTATTATTTTATAACTACCTGATAATAAGAGATAAAGGTTTTTAAATATTATCCATCAACCGGCACACCACGCCCACACCACACCATTGTATTGATACCAGATCCATGAACCAGGCACACCACACCCACACCACACCACACCATTGTATTGATACCAGATCCACACCAGACCCACACTACACCATTGTATTGATACCAGATCCATGAACCAGGCACACCACACCCACACCACACCATTGTATTGATACCAGATCCATGAACCAAGCACACCACACCCACACCACACCACACCATTGTATTGATACCAGATCCATGAACCAGGCACACCACACCCACACCACACCACACCATTGTATTGATACCAGATCC